ATATTGTAGACCCATCCATTTCCTCCAATGGAGATCCTATAGGAGGCCTGAAAGGATTCATTAAGATCCTTCAGCGACATGTCCGAGAGACCAAACCAGATCAGATCGTGGTCGTATGGGATGGTCCTAATGGCTCTCGAAAGCGCAAGAGCATGGACAAAAATTATAAGGCAGGTAGGAAGCCGATCAGATTAAATCGAGCGTACCACAACCTCACTGACGATGAAGAATTGCACAACAAGATGTGGCAGCAAAGTCGAACTATTGAATATATGAATAATATGCCTATCGTTCAGTTTATGATTCCAGAGATCGAAGCGGATGATGTGATTGCATATATTACACAGATGGATTACTACAAAGGATGGCAAAAGATTATTATCTCTAATGACCGCGATTTCATGCAGGTATGCAATGATGAAACGGTTTTGCTACGCCCTACCAAAAACGAATTACTCAATAAGAAACGAATCATTGAACAGACAGGCGTCCACCCAACCAACATGGCGCTCGCCCGGGCCATTATAGGAGATACTTCCGATAATCTTCCGGGTATTAAGGGCGCGGGGTTTGCCACAGTAGGGAAAAGATTAAACTTTTTAAGCGATAGTAAATCCTATACCATTGATGAGGTAGTAGAATTTTGTGAAAATACTAAAAGCACACTCAAGTTTTTTACCAACATCGCAGAGAACAAGAAGCTCATCGAGCACAATTATCGCTTGATGCAATTATATGCACCGCAGATGTCCTTTCAATCTAAAACACACGTCAAAGAATCGATAGAAAATTTTGAGTGCGAATTCAATAAAACAGAAATTATTGGGATGATGCGGGATGATGGTTTTGGTGAATTAAATTGGGAAGATTTGAGAACATCGTTAAACAAAATTGCCAGGGAATGTCTTGACAAACCAACCCAAATTTAGTCGATTTTTAATTGACTTTAGGCGCCCCCATGTTATATATATAGTACAGGGTTAAGAGGGATTTATGTTATCTAAAAATGCACACTTTGGAAGGTATGGAAAAGCCTTCCAAGAGGGCTTAGTGCAGTTGATCTTTGAAGATAGGCCTTTCGCCGATCAGATCACCGAAGTACTAGATATAGAATTTTTAGAGTTAGAGTACCTTAGAGTTTTTGTTAGTAAAATAACAACCTATCGCGACAAATATAATACCCATCCTTCTGTAGAAGCAATGATTACTATTCTGCGTATAGAGTTAGAGAACGAGGACGAGGTAACACAAACCCAAGTCAGAGAATATTTCGCTCGTATCCACGCGCGCGAGCTAACAGACACAGAATACATTAAAGATGTCTCGTTGGAGTTTTGCCGCAAGCAGAATCTCAAAGAAGCCATGATGAAGTCGGTAGGACTCCTTCAAAATTGTTCTTTCGATGAGATCTCTACAGTTATTAATAATGCACTCAAGCTCGGATCAGATAACAACTTTGGATATGATTATATTGCTGATTTTGAAATAAGATTTCAACCGAAACATCGCCAACCGGTATCCACAGGATGGACAGAGATTGATGGTGTTTGTGGTGGAGGCCTAGGCAAAGGGGAACTCGGAGTAGTAATTGCTCCTACGGGCGCCGGGAAGTCAATGGCCTTGGTTCATTTGGGCACCGAGGCTCTCAAAGAAGAGAAGACAGTTATTCATTATACTCTTGAACTACAAGATACTGTCATTGCTAATCGCTATGATAGTTGTTTGACAGGCTATCCCCTCTCTGATATTATTACTTTTAAGCAAGAAGTATACGAGGCGATTAAAGATATGGAAGGCTCTCTTATTATTAAAGAATATCCTACCAAATCTGCTACTACTAATACGATCCGTTCTCATTTATCTCGCTTAATCAAGCGGGGTATTAAGCCCGGCTTAGTAATTGTAGACTATGCAGATCTTTTAAAGCCGACTGTAATAAGAAAAGAGAAGAGAAACGAACTCGAATCTATTTATGAGGAACTTCGTGCCCTGGCTACCGAGTTTAAATTCCCCATTTGGACAGCCTCCCAAACGAATCGCTCTGGTTTAAATGCAGAAGTGATTACAATGGAACAGATCTCCGAAGCATTTAGCAAGTGTTTCGTGGCAGATTTTATTTTTTCTGTGTCGCGCACTATCGAAGATAAACAAAACAATCAAGGAAAGATTTTTATTGCTAAGAACAGACATGGCCCCGATGGGATTGTTTATCCCATCTTTATGGACCCTTCTTACGTAAAGATTAAAATTCTTCCCAAACCACCGATGCCTACGGGCCTTAATTCAATTGCAACTACACCAGTAGCGCTCGGAGTTAAACAACAACAAGAATTATTGCGAGAGAAATACTCCAAACTAAAAAGGAAATAAGCAGCATGAGAACATTAGACAACATTCGTAGATTCAGATTATCCGATACATTCCTGGAGCCTTACAAAACTAAAGACGTTCCATGGGGGCCGCTGGGATATGTTACCTTTAAGCGCACGTACTCACGACGCCTTAGTGAATTTGATTCTGAGGCCACAGGATCCGAGGAATGGTGGCAGACATGCAAGCGCGTCATCGAAGGAATGTTTGATATGCAGAAAGCGCATGTGTTTCATCTGGGTCTCGAATGGAACGATGCAAAGGCTCAACGTACAGCCAAAGAAGCTTATATTCGTTTGTTTAATCTCAAGTGGACTCCCCCCGGCCGCGGCCTCTGGATGATGGGCACCAAGTTTGTAGAAGAAAGAACAGCAGCGGGATTATTTAATTGTGCGTTTCGTTCTACCAAAGATCTGGCTAACAAAGGGGGTTATCTGTTTGCGTGGATGATGGATGCTTTAATGTTGGGGATTGGTGTTGGGTTTGATACCGAAGGTGCCGGCTCTCTTATTATTAAAGAGCCCCAGTATACCAACGACACCCTCGCCATTGATGATTCCCGGGAAGGATGGGTGGACTCGGTTCACCTTCTCCTGGATGGATTTTTCTTTGGAGGGAAGGTACCGAAGTTTGATTATTCTGTTATTCGTGCAGAGGGCGCCCCCATATATGGATTTGGTGGCACATCGAGTGGCGCGGGCCCCCTTAAGGAGTTACATGAGAATTTAAGTGCCTTGTACAGCCCTCGGCTTGGAGAGACTATCACGTCTGTGGACATTGTAGATACTGAAAATCTTATTGGTCGCTGTGTTGTGTCCGGCAATGTACGGCGGTCTGCTGCGTTGGCCATGGGCCGTTATGATGATAAACATTATCTCGAAATGAAAAACGATGATGAAAAGCTTTACCACCACCGCTGGGGTTCTAATAACTCCTTCAATGCGGTGGTAGGGATGGATTATGAATGGCATGCTCAGCAGAGCCAAAAGAAGGGAGAGCCCGGCTACATTTGGTTAGAAAATGCCCGCACCCGCGGCCGATTTAAAGATGGAATCCGGCTGGATGATGTTAATGTTGCGGGCTTTAACCCCTGTGTCGAACAACAGCTAGAAGATGCTGAGCTTTGTTGTTTAGTAGAAACTTTTCCCGCCAAACATGAAAATCTAGAAGATTATTTGAGAACATTAAAGATCGCCTATCTCTATGGCAAGACGATCACCCTTTCTAATACTCATTGGCCAGAAACAAACGCCAAGATGCTTAAGAACAGACGCATTGGATTGTCACAATCGGGCGTCGTCCAAGCCTTCACTAAGCACGGCCGCCGGCGCATGTATGAATGGTGCGACACAGCTTACGAAGCCATTAGTGCGCTGGATGAAGAATATTCTAACTGGTTATGTATTCCTAAGTCGGTGCGTACTACATCTATTAAGCCCTCCGGGACAGTATCTCTTCTTAATGGATCAACTCCGGGCATTCATTTTCCCGAAGCCGAATATTATATTCGACGCATTCGTTTCTCTCAAGATTCTACAATTCTTGACACTCTTAAGAAATCAGGATATAATGTAGAAAAGGATAAGTACTCCCCCCGCACTATGGTTGTAGAGTTTCCAGTATACGAGCCCCATTTTACTAAAGGGAAACAAGACGTAGGAATGTGGGAACAATTAGAAATTGCCGCGCAGTACCAACACTATTGGGCTGATAATTCTGTTTCTGTTACAGTTACTTTCAAAGAAGAAGAAGCGTCTCAAATTAAAGATGCTCTCGAAATGTATGAGACACGCTTGAAAGCTGTCTCTTTCCTCAAGCTTGAGGAAACAGGGTATGAACAAGCCCCTTATGAAGCTATTACTCAAGAGACTTATGAAAAAATGACAAGTGCCATCACTCCGATTAATCGTATTCATGACGAGCAGGGTGGAAACGGCACTAAATTCTGTACAAATGACACATGCACAATTTAGGAGGTGATATTTGTTTAATCCAGTGAATCGATATGTTTCTATTCGGCTCCCTACTCCCCCACAGCACACGACTGAAAGTGGAATCATGTTACCGGCGGATTTTAAGCCCAAAGAAGAACGTTATGTAACTGCGGAGATTATTAGTTGGGCTAATGATGTTCGCTTCAAGGAAAATTTAAAAGTAGGCACGCAAATCGTGGTAGATAAAACAATGGTCGAGGAAATTAATATTAAAAACCAGACGATTAATATAGTATTAGATAATTATATTATAGGAATTGTCGGGAAGTAATAGAGAGGTCATAATGGTATGCCAATCGATAAAAACTTTTATAATGAATCATCTGCAGCCAATTTAGGCTGGGATCCAACATGGTTTGGCGAGAAATTTTATGACGACAAGCTGATTAGAGCAGTTAAGAAATGGCAACGCGCTCATACTCTTACTTCTGATGGCTTAGTAGGGCCCATGACCTTCCGTCGCATCTGGACCGAACGCCAAGTAGATATTGATGAGTATAAGCCCGACACCCCTACTTATTCTAATTATATCGTTTTTAATGGCAGCTTTATTCCTATTGAGTGGGATAAAGTAGTGCTGTGGTCGGAGAACGGTGGTCTTAAAGCCAATCCCGGGACACACTATGATTATAGTGGCCGGCCAACCCGAGCCATTCGTTACTTTGTAAACCATTGGGACGTATGCCTCAATTCCGCCTCTTGTCAAAAAGTTTTAAACAATCGAGGTATTTCTGTGCACTTTCTGATCGATAATGATGGAACCATTTACCAAACCATTGATATGCAGCATGGCTGTTGGCATGCCGGTAGTACCCGCGCCAACCGTGCCTCGGTGGGAGTTGAGATTTCAAATGCATACTATCCTAAATATCAAGAGTGGTATGTAAGAAACGGCCATGGAGAAAGACCTATTTTAGAAGGAATGCGCTGTCAAAGCACAGAACTGGAGCCTTTTCTGGGATTTTACCCGGTACAGATTCGTGCTCTCAAACAACTATGGAAAGCTATTCATAAGGGATTAGACATTCCATATATTGCTCCCCTGAATCAATTCGGTAACACTGACAACAACTATGCCCAGCACGTAAAGTATGGAGATTTTAAAGGCTTCGTCAGTCACTATCATGTTTCTAAAACCAAGAAAGACTGCGCAGGTCTAGATATTAAAGCCCTTCTAGAGGAAGTAGAAGAAGAGGAGGATAGTGGATATAGTAGCGCCAGCGAAGTCTGCGCAGATGATTCATGAATATGCAGAGATAGTAATCGGGAGTACTTTAACGGCAGTTTTATATGCCTTCCATAACAAACTCCCTATTTTTTTTACGGTCTCGCAACCTCCTTTTCGGTTTGATTATCTGAACCTTGACTTAGATATGTCTTGCATTCAGTTGGACAATGATGTCCGCCATCTAACCACTCACGCAGAAAACATTAACGTCGGAGCTGCCAAAATGTTAGTGTGGGAGAGGTTATTGTTTCTTACTGCGCTGGCTGGCCGCGCGCCTGTAAGCACCCTCTGCAAGAGCCTACGCTACAATGGAGAAACCTTGGTGTGCTCCAACGAATACTCAAAAATAGCCGAGATCAAATTTGAAAAGGCGTTCTACTTTGGAGACCCACAGTGTACAGGGCTCGTCAAGGAAAAAAGAGTTGCCAACCCCCGGTACATATGTTATGATTGGATAGCGTTCAATCGTGGAGGCAAGCATAAAATTGATTTCATTGAAACGCCCGATGATTTTGTCAAACACATCTGGTTTTTCCCTACAGATCGCGTTGACGGGAATTCTCCTGTTAAGGATGCTTGTGTAGTTTCTCACCTCACAGAAGCAGAGCTTTTAGAGTTTGACTATTCTCAAACGATGGCGCGCTTTAAAATGCTGGCTGAGATGGAGAACCGAGGCATGAAAGGACTCTTTAATGGCTACTCGCCCACTGGGAGGCCTAAATATTACAAATTTAGAACAACTATCATTGGCCGCGAGAGAAGCCCGCAACTGGCACGCCCACAGCCATCCATCGAGACGGTTGAAGTGCCGGAGATTAATGAAGAAGATTTACTCCAGACTTTACCATCAGCTTGTGTGGGATACAATAGATTTTTAGATAGTTTATGAGTGCCGGCAGACACATACATTTAGCAGGGATTATACCGCTTGCTAACCTACAGACAGATTTTGATTTATCCACGCCTGCCTGCTTGACCCCGGTTGATCCCGGCTTCACTGCGATTCAAAAGGCTGTATTCGAATGTGCTGTCGCCGGCTGTCAGACCATTTGGATTGTAGCCAACGATGACCTTGCGCCCATCGTCAAAAAAATAGTAGGAGAATGGGTGTACGACCCGGTGTATTTTTATCGTCAGCACAGCATTTTTCCGAGTGAACATCGCAAAGAGATCCCTATATATTATGTGCCTATTCATCCTAAAGATCGTGACCGTCGAGACTCATATGGCTGGTCAGCCTTGTATGGAGTCTATTCAGCCTGGAGAGTAGCTAATATAATATCTAAGTGGGTAGTACCGCATAAGTATTTTGTGGCCTTTCCGATGAATGCCTATAATGTGTATTCGCTAAGAATTTTGCGCCCAAAAATTTCAGATTTTGAAAATAACTTTTTTTTAACCCATGAGGGGAAGAGTGTAAAAGATAATGTTCCTCTTCCTTTCACAATGTTCGGCGACGATTATATTCATTGTCGGCGTCATGTCAACAAGACCACAACGCGCGAATATATCAATCCCGGCCCTGATGAAAAATATCCCCAAAAAAAATTGCCACTTTTAGAAAGATGGTCTGCGCGCCAGTTTGATTTTGACACTATCTTTGGGAAAGTCAATGAAAAAGATGCCCACCGGGTAGAGCTTGATTGGTACTATGACATTTCCAAATGGCAACAATATCAAGCATTTATGGGTTCGGAAAACTTTATTCAAAAACCTTCAAATAGCTTGACAAAGGCGCATAAATATGTTAAATTACCATATAGAGAGGGAGATTTAAATGATGATTAAATTCGTAGGGCTACACGCCCACAGTGTAGCAGGATCCATTTTTGATGCAATCGGTTACCCCGATGCTCATATGGATTTTGCTTTTGAGAACGGGAGCGATGCGTTAGCGCTCACGGATCATGGAAACATGAACGGACTAGCGGGACAGGTTCTGCATGCCAAGAAGATGCACGAAGAGGGCAAAGACTTTAAACCCATCTTTGGTGTGGAGGCGTACTTTATCCCGTCCATCGAAGAGTGGCGAACAGAATATGAGGTCGCCATGGCCGACAAGAAGCGCGCCCGAAGTGCCAAACAAGCTGCTGCTTCGGGAGCAACCGTAGAGGATGAAATAGACAGTAAGAAAGTTCAAGGCCTCTTGCGCCGCCGCCGCCACCTTATTCTATTGGCACAAAACCAAACTGGGCTTAATAACCTTTTCAAGTTGGTTTCAGAGAGCTACAAGAGCCAGAACTTCTATCGTTATCCTCGCATGGATTATGCATTGCTTGAGAAATATGGTGAAGGAGTCATCGCTGCGTCAGCATGTCTCGGTGGCGTCTATGCCGGTAACTATTGGGACAACGGCACTTATGATGATGAGGGCAACCGCACCGGTGTTGACCGTGATGCCACCCTCGATGCCATGCGTGATACCACACGTCGCATGCAAGCAGTCTTTGGAGATCGCTGGTACGGCGAGCTACAGTGGAACAACATTAAAGAACAGCACGAACTTAACCAGCTCATCATTCAGATTGCCGAAGAGTTTAATATGAAGCTGATTTCCACAGCCGATAGCCACTACCCGAGCCCTACCGCGTGGAAGGATAGAGAGCTATACAAGCGCCTAGGATGGCTTGGAAAAGGAACCCCATCCTGGGGTGAGGGAGCAGAATTCCCCGAGGGCGTAGAGGAAATTGGATATGAACTGTATCCGAAGAATGGTGATCAAATGTGGGAGAGCTATCAGAATTACTGTGAGAGCGCAGGCTTTGAGTATGATGACGAACTGGTAATGAACAGTATTACGGAAACGTATCATATCGCACACCAACGCATCGAAAGCTTCTTTCCAGACACAACGGTACGCCTTCCTGATTTTGTGGTACCCGCAGGCACCACAGCCACGCAAGCATTAGTTAACTATGCACTCGAAGGCCTCCGTCAAAAAGGACTTAACGAAAACCCAGAATACTTGGCGAGATTAAAGCGAGAACTAGATGTAATTGATGACCGAGGATTTTCCAAGTATTTCTTGACCATGAAGGCTATTGCTGACGAGGCAACCAAAGGAATGCTCGCCGGCCCGGGCCGCGGATCTGCGGCTGGTTCTCTTGTAGCTTACACATTAGGTATTACTCAAGTCGACCCTATTAAGTACGGCCTTCTGTTCTCACGCTTTCTGCGCTCGGACGCGACAGACTATCCGGATATCGATTACGATGTGTCAGATAGCATGGAACTTAAAGAAAGATTGGTTGAGATGTGGGGTGACGAAGCTCTATGGCATTCCTTTTACGGAGGTTAATAACGTTACCAGCGTGATGATGCGAGAAGCAATGCCCGAAGCCAAAAAGAAGCACGGCATTAAAGCCGGGGTATACACACCCACTTGGGAAGAGGTGATGGAATACTCTGTTACCCTACAAAAGTTTTTACAGACTTATCCCGAAGTTAAAGCACGCGTTGAAGGTCTTATAGGCCAAGTGCGGTCATGCAGTCGGCATGCCGGGGGCGTTGTCATTGCAGAAGATCTAGACCGTCATATGCCTCTTATTAATTCGGGAGGAGTTCGCCAGTCGCCCTGGAGCGAAGGACAGAACGTCCGTCACTTGGAGCCCATGGGATTCATTAAGTTTGATTTATTGGGGCTCTCGACCTTAAAGATGATGGAAGGATGTATTGAACATATCTTGCGCCGACATCATGGCATTGCAGAGCCTACGTTTGAAGACGTATTGGAGTTTTATAACGAGCATATTCATCCGGACATACTGGATTTTGATGATCAGGAAGTTTATGAAAATATCTTTCATAAGGGCAAATGGGCCGGCGTCTTTCAGTTTACTGAACAAGGTGCCCAAGGCTTTTGTGCTAGAGCAAAACCGACAAGTCTTATCGATATTTCAGCGGTAACCTCGATCTTCCGTCCTGGCCCCTTGTCGGCCGGAGTCGATGCTGATTACATAGAAGCAAAGAACCATCCGCAATATGTATCGTATCTATCGGAAGAAGCGAGAGAGATTACAGAAGAAACATTTGGTTTCCTCATCTTCCAAGAGCAAATCGCACTGCTGGCACATAAACTTGGTGCCCTAACTCTTGACGAGGGAAATATGCTCCGCAAAGTTCTCACCAAAAAGGGCACAGGTAAAGGCGGCATCAAGACCAAGCTTCACCTTAAGTTTGTTGACGGATGTGCAGCCAACGGGATCACTCGTGATGCGGCCGAATCACTTTGGGATAAGTTTGAATATTTCTCCGGCTATGGCTTTAACAAGTCGCACGCCGTGAGTTATAGCATTATCTCTTATCAGTGTGCATGGCTGTGGAATTATTATCCTTCTGAGTGGATGGCCGCCTTCTTGGACAAAGAGCCCGAGACTAGAAAAGAAAAGGCTATCAACATTGCAAAGAAGTACGGCTTTCAAATCGAGCCCTTGGATATCAACAAGTCAGGCACAGTATGGGAGATTAGCGCAGACGGCAAGACTCTCATTCAGCCATTGACTTCTATCAAGGGACTCGGCATGTCCGCAATCGAACAGATTCTTAACCATCGGCCCTTTAAGAATGCAGAAGATTTATTATTTCGTGAAGGGATCTCTTACAGCAAGTTTAACAAGAAAGCGTTGGATGCTCTTTGCCGCGGCGGCGCCCTCGATGGTATTATAGATGATCGCTTTACAGGACGCAAGCACTTTTGGTCAGCGTGTGTGGTCGACCGACCTAAGACGTTGAAGAAATTGGTCGAGAACATGGAAAGGTATAAGCCCGAAGGAGATTTTACCGAAGAAGAGATCATTCAATTTAAAACCGATCTTACGGGAATCTTTCCTCTTAATCTGGTTATTGATACAGATACGATTGAGAAGCTCCAAGATAAGTTGGTTCCTCCGATTTCTGAATTTGATCCCCACGTCCAGCTATGTTGGTTTATTCCCAGAAAGATTATCTCCCGGAAAACCAAGAATGGAAAACTTTATTGGATTATAGAAGTTATTGATAGCAATAACGAACTCACGCGAATTCGCTGTTGGGGAGTACGACCCGAAAAGGATACGATTTTTGTTAACCGGCCTTACATGTCTCGGCTAGAGTATGATCCTGATTGGGGTTTTTCAACTCGATCTATTCGCCACAACTTTCGGCTGCTGGGATAAAAATGGGAATTTATTATGGACCGCATCAAGAAAAGCGGGTACAGCAGTATTTAAAGACCAATGATGAACAACTTTTCGAAGAAGAAATCTATCCCCTCTTGCGAGAAATAACATATGGAGTATGCGGAGGGAAGCAATTTAAACCAGTTTCTCTCTATCGGAGTCGAGCGGTTATTGATGGGTGTATTTCTCATCTATGGGAATGCTTAAGATATAAATATGACAAGAAGAAAGGGAGAACATTTTCTTACTTAAGTGCGTGTGCGTTTCATTATTTTTGCGGAGTGTCCAGAACTTATAACAAAAGCAAGAAGACACTGTTGATGGTAGGACAAGAGATGGAACAACAATGGATAAACATGCATCACTCTTTGTATATTAATAGTGTAGATGAAGAGGAACGCACAGAAAAAGAGGCATTTTATTATAACAAATTGATTCCTGCTATTGAAGCAGCCACCAGCGAAATAGCAGAAGGTAAATATAAAAAAACCACTACCGAAGTCATTCTTCGCGTGATGAGCACTATTAAGAGTCTTGATGAAACAACAATAAAGAAGAAAGCCTTATATTTATTGATAAGAGGTTGTGCAGGAGTCACCACCAAGCAAATTGCATGGACACTAAAGGCATATTTGCGTCCTCTTTATCGTAAAGTTCAGAAAGAGAATAATTACTAATATGAACGTCATCACAAACTTCAGTCCACTATTAAAAGACAAAGAGCTTATTGATGATTTGCCTATTGTCATTCGCGTTAAAAAGTTTGATGAAGCAGCCGCAAAAGAATTTTCAGAGAAAATGAGCAAAGCCCATAACACGGGACAACCTGTAGTGCCGATCATTATTGATAGCTACGGCGGACAAGTTTATAGTTTGATGTCTATGGTTGCTGATATCCGGACGTCACGCATTACTGTGGCTACGATTGTTCAAGGCAAAGCTATGTCCTGTGGCGCGTTACTCTTTAGCTTTGGTACTGAAGGGTACCGCCATATGGACCCGGACGCCACCTTAATGATTCATGATGTGTCATCGATGTCCATTGGAAAAGTAGAAGAGATTAAAGCAGACGCCGAAGAAACCGAGAGACTCAATCAAAAAGTTTATAAGATGATGGCTAAAAACTGTGGTCATCATGAAGAATATTTTTTGGACATCATTCACGAGAAAGGACATGCAGACTGGTTTTTAGAAGCCGATGAGTGTTTAAAGCACAATCTCGCTAATCATCTACACATTCCTACATTGAAGATCGAAGCCCGCGTTAGGTTTGATTTTAAATAAAAGAGGATAAAATGTGTCTACAGTTCGGCTTCGATGGCAAAAGGTAGTAAATGAGTTACGCTATTTATATGGAGAGCTTGATTTGGTACAACAGATAACTAAAACGAGTGCCCCTGAATTCCAACAATATTATGAAGAGTATTGCCGGCGCAATGATATTGACTTGGCGGCCGTGACGGCGTCTTATTATGAAAGGCTCGGACTCACTAACCCGAGTGCGCCGGCTGCGGAGGTTGTTGATGAAACAAGCCTGTGCCAGAGCGATGAGGTTTTAGAGAATGATGAAGAGTTTGCTAATATGATGGAGGAAGTGCGGGATTTTGAACGAGAAAACGAAGTCCATAAAGCGTTTGTTCGGGTATTTAAAAAATTGGCTATGCATTTTCACCCAGACCGTTTATCAAAAGATTTAATGCAAGAAGAAAGAGACCAAAAAATGCAAACCTTTAAGAAGGCATTAAAGGCGCTAGAAGAACGGCGATATTTTGTTCTCTTAGATCTGGCAGAACAATATGGAGTGGATACTCCTACTAACTATAAACAACAAGTAGGATGGATGCGGAAAGAAGTCGCTACTGTTAACCAGAGTATTTTAGGAGAGAAACAGACTTATAATTATATGTTTGCAGAATGCGAGACTCAAGATGAAAAAGATAATTTGATGCGAAGATATTTGCATCAACTTTTTGGGTTTATAGAATAAAATCGCTTGACAAGTGACGAATTATTTGTTATATTAATAGAGTACCACAAGGAGGTAAGTGTGGCAAACTCACACCAAGAAAAAAAGAAGTATGTCAAGGAATATATTCGTTCGTTGGCAGCAATTGAAGAGGCGATGGAGCCTTATAAGGATCAGCGCCGAGATTTACGGTCTGAATACCGAGAGAATAGTTGGCTGAATACCGATGAGATTCGAGCAGCAGTAAAGGCATACCGTCTGTATAAAGGCAAGTTTAACATCGATGAAGTGGTGGAGAACTTTGAAATGATTAGCGGGCAATATTCTGGAGGGCAACCATGAGCATGATATTGCGTCATAAAAAATTTCCATTTATTATGGTTTATAGCGATCCTAAGAAATCATGGGACGGCGTGGCCAAAAGCCAGCTACTCGAAGAGATTAAAAAAGATGAATTTGATAATTTTGTAGAAGAGGCCATGTTGCCTGCACTTTTTCAACAAATGTTTAATTTTATGGCGAAGAAGGAAAAAAAAGACTAATGATTATACGATATTCGAAAGTGCGGCCGGGGGTTACGACCCCCACCCGCGCAAACCCTTCGGATGCCGGACTTGATGTATACTTTTGTCCCGAGACCGAAGACAAATGCCGCCTCCAACAAGGAGACAGCAGGATTTTACCCACAGGCTTAAAGTTTGAAGTGCCTCATGGATACATGCTAGAAGTGAAGAATCGATCTGGAATGGCAGCCAAACGCAGTCTTGTTGTCGGAGCTTGTGTTATTGACTCAGGCTATGAGGGAGAAGTATTTATTAACCTTCACAATGTGGGAGTCCACACTCAATATGTGGCCCCCGGCACAAAAATTGCACAATTAGTGCTTACGCCCGTCATACATTTTCGACCCCAAGAGACAGCCGCAGAGGCGCTCTATAACGAATATCCCATTACCATTAGCGATAGAGGCGATGGAGCCCTGGGGAGTACAGGATGAATAAAGTAACACAACTTGTAATGTTTTCAAGTAAAGTTGGCGAATGGTCAACTCCTTACGATTTCTTTAAGAAACTTGATTGGAGATTCGGGCCATTTGATCTAGATGCTTGTGCCACTTCCGATAACACCAAATGCAAAACGTTTTTTACCGAAGAAGAAAATGGGTTAACACAAAGCTGGCAAGGACACACTGTTTTTGTCAACCCACCTTATGGCCGCGGCATCGACGCGTGGATTAAAAAGGGATATGAAGAAGCCCAAGATCCCGACACTAAAGTAGTGATGTTGGTTCCAGCGCGAACAGACACAAAATATTGGCACGACTATGTAATGAAAGCAGAAATGGTTTTCTTTATCAAAGGCCGATTAAAGTTTGGCGATAGCACTAACAGCGCCCCCTTTCCCTCGGCAGTTGTCGTATTTACTAAGCGCCCAGATTATGGCCGGCCCAGCGACCCGCTCATGGGGGCCCTCGCGCGATGATGGAAGAGAAAGAGATGACCGAAAGAGCTAAAGAAATCGTGAGAGTTTTGCAAACAATTTATGATCCGGAAATTCCCATAAGTATTTATGAGTTAGGCCTTATATACGAAATTAACCTTCAAGACAATAAGATCGTAGAAATTGTAATGACTTTAACGTCGCCTAATTGTCCGGTGGCTGAAAGTCTGCCAGTAGAAGTTAAAGCCAAAGTAGAAGAATTGGTCAGTATTGAGAAAGCCATTATTAATGTTGTATTCGAACCGAAATGGGGCATGCATCTCTTAAGTGATGCAGCCATGTTGGAATTGAATCTATAAAATGAATAGAAAAGAACGCAGAAAAGCGAAGAAAATAGAAAAGAAATCAACACCAGAGGAACGGAATCTTTCCCAAAAAATTTTCCTCTTTGATCGACTACCGAGCCAGTGTAATACCTGTGAAGAAGCATTTGACAAAAGCAACAAGGACATGGTAACATCATGGAAAGTAGTGGTGAGAGAAGAACAAAATCAAGTAAGGCTCTTTTGCCCCGACTGTTTAAAAAAAACACAAAAGGTTATAGAGAAATATGGTTGAACGATTATCAACGGAAGCACTTCATAAAATTATAGAAGGACGCTTCGAAGATACAGCTACGTGCATTGTTAAATTTTATGCCAATAATTGTCACTACTGCCATAGTTTAAAAGACTACTATGAAGACCTTGCTAATCAATATAGCGATGGAGAAAATTTACATTTTTTTGCTTTCAATATTGAAGACGATCTTTCTGTTGAAGGCCGATTAGGATTCCATGGGGTGCCGAGCATTATAATGATAAAAAATGGAGACAAGCGGCTGAGTATTCAGCACTTGCAGGATCCTGATCCTCCTAACAAAATGACATGGTTTTATTCTAAAGACATTAAAAGTTTTATTGAGGGTGGACAAAATGAGTAATTCTCTTTCATATGATGATATACTTCTAGTCCCACAATACTCCGATATTAAATCGCGCACCGAGATTGACATTAGCACCGACCTTGGAAATGGCCTTATTCTTAAATCGCCCCTCCTCTCGTCTCCGATGGACACAGTAACAGCAAGTCCTATGGCCATGGCTATGACACTTCGTGGTGGCGCGGGCGTCATTCATCGATATAATACTATTATTGAACAACAACGGCACATTAAGCGCGTGACGGATAACATGGATGAATTTGGCCACGTAGGCGCCGCAGTTGGCGTAACTGGAGAATATATCGAACGCGCCACAGCAGCTTTTGATGCAGGCGCAACCTTTATATGCATCGATGTAGCCCACGGCCACCATATATTAGTAAAGTCCGCCCTTCAATCGCTTCGAGCAATTTTTGGAGATAACTTTCATATTATGGCAGGAAACGTTGCTACTTTGGAAGGCATTAATGATTTAGCCGATTGGGGTGCAGATTCAGTACGCTGTAATATTGGGGGTGGATCAATTTGTTCTACACGAATTCAAACCGGTCACGGGCTTCCTGGCTTGCAGACTATTCTCGATTGTGCCGAAACGGATCGAGATGTAACCATCATTGCAGACGGGGGAATTAAAAACTCGGGCGATATTGTAAAAGCTTTGGCGTGCGGCGCGAATGCAGCAATGTGTGGCTCTTTATTGGCCGGCACCTCAGAAACCCCAGGCGAAATTCAACGGGACACCGATGGCAGCACATGGAAGTCTTATCGAGGAATGGCCAGCAAAGAAGCTCAAACCGAATGGCGCGGAAAATATACGTCTTTTGAGGGAGTATCTGCGCGTGTTCCATATCAAGGACGAGTTAAGGATATTTTAGAAGATCTCAACCAGGGCATTCGATCAGGATTTTCTTATTCTGGTGCACGTTCCATAGAGGAACTACAACTCAAGGCTGAATTTGTGCGTCAAAGTCCTTCTGGTTTATCTGAAAGCCACACTCATATTTTAACGAGGAAATGGTAATGTCCAATGAGATTGATTATGGTAAACTAACCAAGAAAATTGTATTTACAGACAACGATCATCGCCAAGCAAAATTGATCGTAAAGTTGCGTCAAGATGGGTTATCACAATCCGCTTTTTTTCGTCATATTATTACGGCTTATCTCGAAGAAGACGATAGAATTCTGTCTTATATTGACGAAGTTAAGCCGCAATCAAAAGTACGTAAAGCCAAAACGGCCACACTAAGAAATACCGGATCTCAAAGGTCGCGCGACTTAGGATTATCCGAACAACAGTTGGTAGATATATTTGACGTGATTGCCAAAGAGCACCCAGACTTATAAAAAACTCGTTTTTTTGGACTTTATCCAAAGAGATTACTATTTATTTTTGAGTTAGCATAATATGCTCAAGGAGAAAACTAAATGGCTCGTAACAAACTGTTAACAGAAGGCGAGGTTAGGAAATTCATGAAACTAGCCAATCTCGCCCCATTAAGTGAGAATTATTTTACCAATAATCCGCTAGATGAACAAGAAGACGAATTAGGCGTCGAAGATGAAATTGAAGTAGGAGCCGTTGAAGACGAGCTTCCGGTTGATGACGCAGGTCTCGAAGGCGAAGACGAAGGTGGCGAAGCCGAAGATCTCGTTGTAGATTTGCTCCAGCATATTCAAGATTGGGGCGAACAACATGGCGTAGACATGGACTTAGGCGTAGACGGCGAAGAAGGGGGTGAAGAAGAAGAGCTTGAAGTCGGCGCCGAGTTAGAAGGCCCCGAAGGTGACGTGGAAATGGAGTTTGGAGCCGAAGAAGAGGTTCCCGGGGCCTCTGATTTATATCAGGAAAACTGGAATACCCCAACCGCATCTGGCGCAACTTCTTCGACAAAGGCCGGCAAGCAAGACCGCAGCGACGTGGCAAACAAGGCTACCGGTCGTTGGCTGAAGGAAGAGGAAGAGGAAGAGGAAGATATTGAAGAAGGTGTTGGAGGTCCAGCCTTCCCGAGCGCTCGTCAGCGTGGCCGCCAGCCACGCATGCAACGAGCCGTAACACACACTGGTGGCGGCCGCGCCGTCGCCCCCGAAAGGCCCACCGCTCCGCGCGCCCAGCCAGAGGAAGAGTGTGTGCCCGGTGATGAAGAGTGCGAACGTCGTCAAGCCGAAAGTCTCGATCATGAAGAGATTGTAGCTGAAGTATCTCGCCGAGTAGCAGCACGCTTAATGTCAAACCAGAAGAAAGAAAATATGGCAGATCAGTTGGCTGAACGCATTTTCAATCGCCTAACAGCAAAATAAAACTTGACAACAACTTTACGAGCAGTTATATTGACCACTAGGGTGTAAGCTCTAGTGGTCGATTTGTTTTACAGATAGGAGACAATAGTGGAATGGGGTGCTTTTACATTAACCTTTATCTTCGGATATATAACTTGCAAGCTTCTTTACTTTATTAGATCTACTCGCACTAGTTTGCTGCTTATCAAAGGCGCCCAACTTATGGCGACCGCACTTCTGGCGCAAGCCATTGAAGATTTTTATTTTGCCAAAGTCTACCGCATGGAAAAAATGGTAGAATCGGGAGAAACCGAGCATAATATCACTGCTTTTTCATATCAAATGGAAGAGGAGCTTGATTATTACAAGAAAAAGGCCATTAGAATGTTGGTCGCCCTTCATACGCCGCCCTTTGATCGTTTGTTAGAATTTGACGATTGGGCCGGCGCGATGAAATATCTGGAAAACAACCAAGACTTTGCAGTACAATTTTTAATGAGAGGGTCGAATGATTGAACGCATTAAGAAAGCGCTGGCTCCTTTTGTTACTAACTTAGACGAAGATGAAAAAAAGAATTTAATTTTTTTTGATCCTGACCAACTAAAAGAACCTGAACAAGAAGCGTCTCCTATGGTGGGACTATTCGCAGAAGTAGTAGAAGAGAAAATAGGAGAATTAGTACATGCGCTTTTGTATGCTAACGATATTAACAAGCACAAAGACCCGGAAGATATAGAGCCTATTGATTTTTATATCTCTACCTATGGAGGTTCGGGTGATGATATGTTTGCTCTTTATGATGTGATAAGGATGGTACGCGAACGGACGCCTATTCATACTGTAGGTTTGGGTAAGGTAATGTCAGCAGGAGTATTGATCCTAGCCGCCGGCACAGAGGGCGAACGCAAGATTGGAAAAAACTGCCGCGTTATGATTCATTCAGTCGTGGGTGGCAACCAGGGGGACTTGCATAACATGCTGAATGAAATGGAAGCCATTGAACAACAACAACAAATGTTCATTGATTGTTTGGTGTCAGAAACAAAACTGACTAAATCGCGATTGAAAAAGATGCTCGAACGCAAAGTTAATGTCTATTTATCAGCAGAAGAAGCAGTCGAACTAGGTATTGCCGACATTATTATATAAGGAAAAGATGATATGTCTGAATTGGGCGAGATTTTAAAAGAAGAATATAACAAGACAATGGATCAACTGATGGATCCGCATGCTCTCATGCAATTGATTGAGGAAACGTTGGACCAAGTATATGATAACGTAGTGGTCAGCGAAGCGTCCACCAAGGTTTCGAAGGGAAAAGAGTTTTTGCTGGTACTGCCTAAGTTCACTCCCACAGAGGCGTGGGGAGATCCTGAGTCAATGGAACGCGCGCAAATCGAACGCCTGTTTAATGTTGTCGGAGGAGGAAGAACTATCCAAGGAAAACTAGCTTTTTTGCAACAAATTGCGGCCCCCGATAATAGAATCACGTCGCCAAGGCGCATCATTTCGTCGCTCATTATTCTCGAATCCCTGAGTGCGGTTGTTACGAGCTTTAATGCTGCCAGCGCAGGTTTTGTGTTCGAAGGATTTATGTCGGCACTGTTACAAGGCGTCCAAGTTGGAGAAGTATCTGCCAAGGGCAATTTGCCAATTCAAGATTTGATTGCCTTTACTGAAAGTGATGAGCCGCTGCCCGTCAGTTTAAAGTTGCTGGGTCCAAAAACCAATATCGAAGGGAGCTATACTAATCTTGTGGATGGCTTAGCTGAATTCGGTCGCATGGTTTATGTGGTAGCTCGCAAAGATGGTGAAAAAATTGCGATTGAGGAATTTACTTTAACTCAAGACAACTTTATAGATGCCTTAACATTGTCCGCCAGGGGCCGCGGCAAAGCAGCAGGCCTCCGCTTATTTAAAATAGTGGGAACGAATCTTTCTGCGGAAGGGTCTATCGCGAAACTCAAGGCTGCGACGTCATGGGATGATAAGTATAAACTTTTACAGCATACGGCAGGCTATTCCGAAAGAGTAAGGCGTAAAAGAGAGGCTGAGTTGGAACGCGCCGATACGTCTCCGCTTGGCGATGACAGTCCCCCACCGGCCGAAGCCTCTGAAACAGAACCGGCAGGATGGCGCCAAGCCATGCGCGCCCCAAGTGATGAAGACCTTACTACCCAACAACGCGTTGAACGATACTATGACGCCAAGCGCCGCAAAGGTGCGCGATTGACCCCACGAGAAATAGGCGACCTTTATAAAGAAGACATACAACAATCTTTGACTGAAATAATCCTCGAAGAATGGTCACTATTGACGGAAGCCGCCGGCCACACCACTCAATGGATGATCAGTGCGCCACAGCTTAGTTCTTTTGGATTTGTCGACTATAAGGAACTAGGAACTCTTGCTTACTCCCCCGAACAAATTGAAGCGGTCGCAGAAATGCATATGGATAAATTAAATGGAGAACTCACTGAAATGTTTACGGCTACGCATGCGTTGTCCGAAAACATTACTAAGTACTTTACCTTCGAGAAGAGGGCCCGCGCCATTGGTTCTGGAGAAAAAGCAATCGAGAACACAATTCAAATTCAAGATTCCCTGCGCACTCAAATTAGCGCTCCTGATTCCGAACCTGAATAAAAAAGCTTGACATTCCTTTGTCGAGAGGTTATAATGTATTATAGAGAGGTGCAAATTGAGCAGAGCTTATAATAGCCAAACAGAGCTACAGCAGAAGATCATGAACGGCGTTAACATATTAGCCGACAATGTGGCATCCACTTTAGGACCCCGCGGAAGAAATGTGCTTCTCCAAGAGAAAGGACAAACACCGTTTATTACAAAGGATGGGGTAACCGTCGCGCACTTTGTTGCGTTAGAGGATCCCTTTGAGAATGCGGCTGCCCAAGTTATTAAACAGGCAGCCATTCAAACAAACACTGACGCAGGTGATGGTACTACTACCGCGACTGTGTTGGCACGCGCTATTTTGCGGGAAGCCCAGCGGTACATTGCCACTGGTGTATCCCCCATAGAACTACAGAGAGGAATTGAAGTTGCAGTTAAAGAGATTACAAAAAACCTGGAAAAGATGGCTACACCAGTTACAAGCACAGGCGATATTGCACATATCGCAACAATTTCGGCCAATAATGATACTACAATTGGAGAGCTTATCGCTCTTGCTGTGGATCGGGTGGGTCAAGATGGATCTATTACAATAGAAGAATCCCGCTCACTGGAAACATCCCTCGATCTCACCGAGGGATTTCGATTTGATGCAGGATACTGCGCCGGCGCATTCATTACTGATGAACGCAGGGCCGTCATGAAATATGAGGAGCCGCTCATCTTTGTAAGTGATTATAAGATTTCTAATGTTGAGCCTATACTTCCCTTGTTGGAATTGATGGCCAGAGAAGGGCGCCCCTTGGTGGTTATTGCGGAAGATATCGACGGCCAAGCCCTCGCAGCCATGATTATGAATGCTATGCGTGGAACATTAAAGATCGCCGCAATTAAAGCTCCGGCATATGGAGAGGAGCGTCGTACCACATTGCAAGACTTAGCATTGTCGGTAGGTGCCACTTTCATAACCCGTGAAAGTGGAGTGAAGCTACCTGATGTAAAGCTTCAACACCTTGGCAGCGCAAATTCTATTGAGAGCACTAAATATACTACAACGATTATTGGTGGGAACGCTGACTTCGAAGAGATTGAAAATAAGATCGCGAGCCTAAAAGAAACTATTAAGGCCACGGACTCAATCCAAGAAGGAGAAAGCATTCAGGCTAGAATTGTTCGCTTGGCGTCAGGAGTGGGAGTTATTCGCGTCGGAGGAGCCACGGAAGTTGAGATGACCGAGAAAAAGCATCGCATTGAAGATGCTCTAGAGGCGGTAAACTCCGCTCAAGAAGAGGGTATCGTTGCTGGCGGAGGCACCGCGCTGTTGCGCGCAGCCAAAGATATTAACTTCTCCTCGTTGGACAACAGTGATCAGGCTTTGGGCATTTCGATTATCAAAGAAGTATGCAAGGAGCCTATTCGACAAATGGCATTAAATGCCGGAGCATCTCCTGACTTAATATTGGAACAGGTTTTAAATGCGCCTGATGATGTCGGGTGGGATTTCCGCAAGGGAGAACTCACCAATTTATATGAAAGTGGAGTAATTGATCCCGTGAAGGTCACGCGCTGCGCGCTGCAAAACGCCGCTAGTTGCGCTGGCACTTTGATTACTACAAATTTCGGGATTATACAAACGGAGTAAAAAATGATGAAAGAAGGCGATTTATGTTATATACCACAAGCGGTCCAGTTGTTTAATGAACATGAGCCCCATGTTATAACCACACAGAAACCAATAGCAGCTATTTATCTTGGAGAACAAGCCGAGCAGCATGCTCTTCTGTGGGTATGGGGGCGACAAATGCTCGCACAGAAACGACATGTATATCCTATGGAGGAAAAATTGTTAGTAAAACTAACAGAAGTGTGTGCGAATGGAACAGTAACAACTAATCAAGAGTACACGTTGCGAGAGGTATTAGTCAATCCCGAACACGTTATCATGATAAGAGAAGAGATGCGCATGCGCCAACTAAATGAGCAGAATCTTTTAGCTCCCGGCTTGAATCCAGACCATGGATTTTCTAAATTGACCATTAATAAAGGTCATACCGGCACAGATATTGTAGTGGTTGGCGCCCCGGCTATTGTAGAACAGCAACTACAACATACTGCTAAATTATTAAGAGGATAAGATGAGCCAACGAGTGACGATTCAATATAATGTAGAGATAGACGAAGTGGAAGCAGAAACGTTCCGATTGGCACAAAAAGCCTTTGACTATTTAAATGAAGCAATGGCAAAAGCCAACGAGGTTTCCCCTGAACGATTGGCTACACTGGCGAACGTGGAGAAAATAGAAGAAGTGCGACAGTGCTTGGCGCGCGCAGACTATGTTTTTCAAGATGTGACACAGCTTCTGAACGGATATATCAGTTATAAAAGCGAGAGGCCGAAGTCACAAACTCCCCTTCCTTCTCCCGCGGGGGAAGTGATGGTTTATGAAGAAGAATGAAAACATTATTGAGAGACTTAGATGCTCCCACCAAGAGCCTTTCAGCATTAAAAGAAATAATACCAGAAAGAAGTAATATTCATTCCTTTTTTTTATTTGCCGGCGTCCTGGAAATTCCTTTGGCTTTTTATAATCGCCATTTAACCGCCTATACTTTTAGTAAGGAGGTACATAATTTTTGGACTTGCGCCCTTTCCGATCCCGCCCGCATAGCAGAGATCGCTAACAATCTATTCCCTCCGGAGGATGAAAAAGCTTTTTATAATTTACAAGAACAGATAGCCGAAGTGAAGGGCCCATTCCTTAATGCAGCATTGTTTTTTCTTTTAAATCGATGTTCTGTCCGCGGTACCGTTTCGCATGGAAACATGAACCTTCATAACTTTACGGCTGCGGCTTTATTGCGACTGGGGAACTTTAAAATTTCTAATTTCAGTGTTGTTCATCAAGCCGCCTCTTTTTTAGAAACGTTTTATAGCTGCGACTCGAACGATTACTTGTTGTTTCCCCTTGGAAGCTTCGACACAATGCCGCGGTACAGCAGAACTATAGAAAAAACTACTATTCCTCATCTTAAATTAATCGATTTCCTATTAGGAGAACCTGGAAAATGGATAACAGTGTATGATTTTCATCCACAGCTATTGGAACTATACGAAGGAAAACATATCATTATGGTAGATCAATTCGGTAGAGAAACACCACACTCTGAAAAGTGTAAGGAAATAATAATTGCCAACTTTTAATATGATGGCAGGGATTGGCTTCTTTGTTTTAGGCCATGTGTTTATGTGGTTTCAACTTAATTCGCAATTTGCGTGGAACTGGTGGCGAGATAAACCTTTCCTAGCCGTAGGAATTTATTCTATTCCCGTGGGATTATGCTTTTGGTATGCTACAAAATTGATCTTTGAGGAGACCGGCGCCGCATGGTCCGGCCGATTTGTAGGGTTTTCGGCATCTTATTTTGTTTTTCCTATATTAACTTGGGTGCTTCTTCATGAAAGCATGCTTACTGCTAAAACTTTAACATGTGTCTTCTTGTCGTGCCTCATCCTTGCCGTCCAACTCTTTTGGAAGTAATGTAAAATAAGCAACTATTTACAGTGTTGAGGTAAAAATTAATGAGTTACGCAACCGATAAATGGTTCCGCTACCTACGCGAAGACGTATTAATAGAGGGGGTCCGAGACATAGGACTCCCCGAAGTAGTCGTAGACCGCATCGAAGCCACACTTCCCGAGGCTAGCGAAAAAGCAAAGACCTGGATGGGTCATCAATGGAAGGACACACGCCTTCACAGTATTCCTGTGCGCGGTCAAGAACGCGGGACCACCGCCCAGGAGTTTGGTCATAAGTTGCTTAATATCCTCTCGGCTTACACCGACGAGCAGGCATGGGAGGGCGCCCCCGAACCGGGCGAAGAGCCCAAAGGGTCTGAACTTAGTCCCGAAGCCAAACGCAAGAGAATTCTGTATATTATTCAAGACATGGCTTATTCCGAGGGCGTAGTAACCAACAAACCGATGGGCCGATGGCCGCGAGCTTTTAAGAAGGCTCTCAAAAACTTAAGCATGCTTGGCGTCCCCAGCGAAGTGGTCGAAAAGACCAGAGAGCAATTCCATTTCTTGTTTGTGATGACCTTTGAACAATTCGCACGTAGATACGGCGATGTGTTTACCT